GGCAACTCCCGGCACTGAGCACCAACGGCGCGGCGAAGCACAGCCGCACAAACATACCGAACCGCAAAGCATAGCGGCCGAAGCACAGGAGGTAGAATATGTCATTTAAGAGATCAGACCTCGCGGCTCTTGGTATAGAGCCCGAAAAAATCCAGACGCTCATTGACTGGCACATGGAGACCGTAAGCGGCCTGCAGGCCAAGATCGACGAGAACAAGGATGCAGCAGACGAGCTGGCCAAGGTACAGGCAGAGCTCGCACAGGTAAAGAAAGACCTGAACACCGCGAACAAGGCAATTGATACCGCGAACAAGGACGATTACAAGGGCAAGTATGAGACTGCCACAGCGGAGCTCGAAATGCTTAAAAGCGAGTTTGCAGCGAAAGAAACCGCTACAGCCAAGAAAGCAGCCTTAAAGGCAGAGCTTAAAAAGGAGAATTACTCCGACAGAGCTGTGAATCTTATACTGAGAAACGGATTCGCCGATGATGTGGAAATAGGAGAGGACGGTACGGCAACAAACCTCGCCGATGTGGTGAAGGCTATACAGGCCGACAGCGATTTCTCCGGATTCACACCGCAGGTAACTGAAACCAAGGTGAACCTTGAAACCCCTCCGGCCAACGCGGGTGGTAAGAAAGCCTTAACGTGGGACGATATCGACAAGATCAAGGACACCGATGCAAGGCAGCGCGCTATGGCTGAGAACATGGAGGCGCTCGGCATCAAGAAATAAGCGAAAGGAGCTTAAAAAATGGCAGATAACATTACAACCGCAGCAGAGGATAACCTCATTGTCGCTGATGATATGAAGAGAGTCCGTGAGCAGGACTTTGTAAGGCGTTTCGAGCACCACAGCCTGAAAAAGCTGCTCGAGGCTATCGGCGTAACTCGCCGCATTCCCATGATGGAGGGCACAACTCTTTACAGCTACACTACTTCCGGCACACTCCAGAACGGTGCTGTTCCCGAGGGCGAGGTAATTCCTCTCTCCGAGTACGAGCAGGTGAAGACACCGGTCGGCGCAATCAGCCTTAAGAAGTGGCGCAAGGCCGTTTCCGCAGAGAGCATTAAGAAGTCCGGCTATCAGGCCGCCGTTCGCGAGACAGACGAGGCACTTCTCCGCGATGTACAGGCCGATGTAAGAAACGACCTCTTCGGATTTATTAACGGCGCTATCACCGGCGCGACATCAGTAACCGGCTCTGACCTCCAGTCCGCGCTTGCCGCAGCATGGGGACAGCTCCAGATCAAGTTCGAGGACGATTCTATCGAGCCTGTATACTTCATCAATCCTCTCGACGCAGCAACATACCTCGCTAATGCGTCGATTACAACCCAGCAGGCTTTCGGCATGACTTACATCGAGGACTTCCTCGGCCTCGGCACAGTCATTATCAGCTCTAAGATCACACAGGGCACTTTCGTGGCTACAGCTAAGCAGAATTTCATCATGTATTACCTCACTATGGGCGGCGATATTGCAAGAGCTTTCAAGCTCACAACTTCCGACGACCTGCAGTATATCGGTATTAACTCTGGAATTATGAACGGCGACCGCGCACAGATCGAGAGCCTTGTAATGGACGGCATTCAGATCCTCGTGGAGTATGCCGCCGGCGTGGTTAAGGGTACTATCACAGGCGCATAATGAAATACACAGTACTGAGGTACTTCACCGACTTGCAGGACAAAGGATACGCATACAAGGAGGGAGACGTATATCCCCGTGAGGGGCTGTCTCCTTCCCGAGATCGTATAGAGGCGCTGGCAAGCGGTAACAACAAGCGGCACATTCCCCTTATACAGGCGCTCCCCGAGGAAACCGAGGCAGTAAGCCCCGCAGAAGCGCCTGCTGAGGATAGCCCCGCAGAGAAAGAAAGCAAGCCCAAGCGCAGAAAAAAGCGCGATGACTAACACAGGAGGCGGTGCAGCATGGCACAGTTGACTGAGGTCTGTGCAAATATCAAGAATTATTTCTTACGCAAAACATATAGTGGCACGTATGCAATCAGTCCGGGCACTGCACCGCTCCCCTCTCTCTTGGACGGTCAGTACTTCCGGATTGTAGGCAGCGCACTTAACGACGGTGTCTGGCAGAATGTTCCGGAGGACTTAGCAAATCTGAGAGAGGAAGAATTCTCTGGTGAAATATGGGCTATGGGCGTCCCTCGTGACTTCGAGCAGCTTTGCGAAGATATCGCAGCATGGCGCGCAGTAAACGAAGGCCTCGACAGCAACAATATGAGCCCGTTCCAGAGCGAAAGTTTCGGCGGGTACTCATACAGCAAGGGCAGCTCAGGATCGTCCGGCGGTGGAGGAGCGGGCGCGACGTGGCAGTCGATGTTCCGTTCTCGCTTGAATACGTATAGGAGGGTGTCGTTATGAGCTTGTTATCAGCGGCATACGAGCCGTTCTATTTTATAATCAAGCGATTCGTTCCTGACGGTGAGAGCGGTTTTATCCCGACGTGGGAGAGAGGGGAGCAGTTTATGGCAACAGCCAACTTCCCGAACAGTTCCCTTTCAGAGATCGCTGCAAAGCTCACTGAAAAAACGACCTGTACCATAACAACCTCCCGGGCTGTAACGCTCGAGGCCATGGACGTGATACAGCGCGCTGAGGACGGCGTATACTTCCGGATTCTTTCGAGCGGGCACGAGAACAAGACACCGAAGTCGGCTCACCTCGATATGCGGCAGAGCCGTGCGGAAATATGGACGCCGCCTGACCTCGAATAAGCCCCTTTTTCGGGGCGCTTATCCTGCGAGGGGTAAGCATACTATAAAAGGATCGGACGGCCGAAAAACGGCCGTTCTGATAGGAAAGGAGCGATAGTATGACGAAGGCCGAAGCGTTACAAGCCTTTTTTTCAGGCTTTGGTATCCCGGCTTACGAAGAAAACTCGGTTTATAGTATGGCAGATAGAGGCGAAGCTCCCTCTATGCCTTATTTGACATACGAAGTGAAAACGGATTTTTTCGGAGACTTTGACACCAACATTACCTTCTCCCTTTGGTATCGCTCTTACAAGTGGACGGACATTCACGCTAAGTCCGACGAGATTTCCGCGGCCATTGGCCGTGTAGGAAAAATTCTCTCATGCGACGGTGGAAGAATCCTCGTGATGAAGTCACAGCCGTGGGCACAGGATATGGGCGATGATTCGGACGATGCAGTGAAGCGCATCCTCCACAACCTCACTTTGAGGTACTATACAAACAATTGAAGAAGGAGGTAAAAAATGTCAACGTTAGACCTTACTCAGTGGGATATCATAACGGAGGAGGACTTTCAGGGAATGCAGTTTGATAGCGGCGTCCTGATAAAGAACTTTGATCCGAACACTTTTGTTACCCCGGCCGAGGGCGATATCGCCTGCGTTACCAGCGGCGACTTTTCCCTCACCTATAACACGACAAAGGTGAACCTTGGCGATGACGTCAATAATATCTTTTTCCGCTATGCGGAGCTGGAAGTAATCACCGGCACGGACGCGGCAACGCTTACCGTGACAACGCTTGACTTCTCCGCAGAAGGTATCAAGAGAGCGCTCGGTGCGGCCGATATCTCAGACACCAAGATAACACCGCGCTTCTATATTCAGCCCGGCGACTTCGAGAACCTCGCGTGGGTAGGAATGAAGCTCGGCGGCGGTCTTGTGGCTGTAGTAATCCCGAAGGCACTGTCAACAGGCGGTATCAGCATTACAGCAACAAAGGGCGGCAAGGGTAGAAACCAGCTTACAATTCAGGGATTCAAGACAATCCACGACAAATCAAAGGCTGAAATGGAGTTCTACTCTACCTCCGGCAGCGGCATCACGATCACCGCACAGCCTATTGACGCTGAGGTAAACGTGGGAACAGCAGCGGCATTCAGCGTTACAGCAACAGGCACAGACACACTGTCATACCAGTGGCAGCTTTGCGCTGTAGGTGATTCCACATATCACGACATTTCCGGAGAGACAGGCAGTGAGCTCGAGCTTTCCGCATCAGCCGTGACCGCAGCAGCCGACGGTAACAAATACCGTTGCAGAATTACAATGGGTGCAACGTCAACGTATACCAAGCCCGCAACTCTTACGGTGAACGCGGGAGCATAAGCACAACTGAATATCACAACAGAATATCCCCGGTCTCTCGGGGATATTTTGCTTATAAGGAGGATTTAAAATGAAAGGCTTTAACGATTACACAGGCGTGGAGGGCATCGATAAGCTCGTTGAATGTGCGCCTTATGTAACGGAGATCATAAAAGACAAGAAAATCATGGAAGGTTTATCCAACAAGACGTGGCTTGAAGTCGGTGCGATGGTATACAAGGCACACACTAAGGCGTGCAATAAGATGTTTGAAATCCTTGACCACAAGCCGGAGAGCAGCCTCGGCCTCGTTTCCGCTACAGCTCAGATAATGTCTGAAATACTCTCCGATGAAGATACAATCGATTTTTTCATATCGGCTGGCAAGAGTGCGAAGTCCTCGACCTCTGCTATGGAGAGTACAGAGGACGAACAGTAAGGGGCTTTATCCGGTACGTTCTCGCCCGGTATAAGGCAACGGAAGAGGACAAGATATACCGCACATATACCGCTGAAATACTGCGCTTTTACGCCACACAGCACGGTGCAGACGTTCTGAGGTATACGGATATCCTTTCCGGTAACGTGGCAGAAACGGGCGAAAACGAGGCAGAAACGATAAAGAACGACATATTGTCAGAATTTGAAAGATTAGGAGGTGGAACACGTGGCAACTGATTTACTCGACCTTTATGTCAAGGTTAAATTTGATTCGTCTGCATTCAACGCAGGCATGGCTGATGCAGAAAAGAGCTTTTCAAAATTCGGCGAGAAAGTAAAAGCCGGTGTTGCAACGGTGGC